ACTGGATATACAATTATCATACCTTATCACTTTTTGCGGGCGTTGTTTGGACGTGGTTTGCCCATGGACACTTTGATGTGTCTTTCTCAGGACGGACGAGAGGATATAACGCGAATACCTTTGTCGCATTTTTATAAATATGATGAAACGGAAATGGTTTTAACCGACCGTTGTTATCACGCGTCTTTCACCAATGGTGAACTTCGCGATTTGGTATTCGTTAATTTGCATCCTTTTGTTGAACCAAAACGGAATCTCGTAAAACATTTCATAACAGTGGAAGATCAATCAAAATTGTCGAGAGCATATACTGCTGGAGCACTTGCGACTTATCATAGATCTGCTAGTGGCCATTTGTCACGGGCTTATCAATGGTTAACTAAAATTAAAGCAATGGATCGTAGTATTACAATCGACTTTTATGATAGTGATATACCATCCTATTCACAAAGGGACTGTTATCGATATGAAGCGCCCACACAAGTTGGTGATTGTGGCGCAATTGTGGGAGTTTACAACAGCCGCATGGAAAGGAAATTGATTGGCATGCATATAGCCGGTAATGAGTCCAGTAGTGTTGGATATGCTGTACCTATAACACAGGAAGTTATTCGAGTTGCACTTGATGCACTTGTGAAACAGAATATGGTAAATGTACAGTGTTGTTTTGATGTACCATCTTGTATCGATACTTCTGTTGAGCCGGAAATGCCAGAGGGCTTGTTTATTCCAGTTGGAAAAGCTGATAAACGAGTGGGTGGTTCAAGTAAGACCAGCATTATTCCATCAAAATTGCATGGGAAAATTACTAAACCTACGACACGTCCAGCGGTTTTAAAACCTATCATGATTGATGGTGTTATGACTGATCCATTGCGCAAAGCTCTTAAAAAATGTGGAGTGCAAACGGCAGTTATTGATCCTGAAATTGTGAAGGCGGCTGCGCAGGATGTGAGTCGAATCGTTTTGACGAAACATAACGAATCCATTGATGTGGATAGGTATAAACGTGTTTTAACATACGAGGAGGCTGTTCGTGGTACATTGGATGATCAATTCATGAAAGCAGTGTGTAGATCGACATCACCAGGTTATCCGTATATGTTGAATAACAGGGGTATGGCTGGAAAGACTCGATGGATGGGCAAGGATGAGAAATTTGATTTCGAATCTATGTATGCTCAACAATTGAAAGCTGATGTTGAAGAATTGATCGAAGATTGTGCTCAAGGTGTTATTCGGAATGTTTTCTGGGTAGATACCAAGAAAGATGAGCGACGAGAAAATGCTAAGGTTGATGTTTGCAAGACTAGATCTTTTGCAGCTGGACCGCAGCATTTTGTAGTTGCTTTTCGCAAATATTTTTTACCTTTTGCAGCTTGGTTGATGCACAATCGAATTGACAATGAGATCGCCGTTGGAACAAATCCATTCTCCAATGATTGGGAACGTTTAGCTAAGCGTTTAAAATCAAAGGGACCAAAGGTGATTGCTGGTGATTTTGGCAATTTTGATGGTTCTTTAATGGACCAAATTATGTGGGCGATGTTTTGGGAAGTCTTCTACCCGTGGTTTACATCATTCATAGACCCGAATACGAAGGAAGGACGACGAGAATTGAACATCTGTATTGGATTGTGGACTCACATTGTCTATTCAGTACACATTTTTGATGATAATGTCTATATGTGGACTCATTCACAACCATCTGGAAATCCATTCACTGCTATTTTAAATTGTTTGTATAACATGATAATTATGCGTGTGAGTTGGATTAAAATTATGAATGAGTGTGCTCCACAACATAGTTCAATGACGGAATTTAACAAATATGTGGCTATGATTGCTTATGGTGATGATAACGTTTTGAATATCGCAGATGCTGTGATTGAATTGTTTAATCAGGAAACCATAACACTCATGATGTCACGTATTGGCCATGAATATACGGACGAAACCAAGTCTGGCCAAGCTGTTAAATACCGTTCTTTGGATGATGTACAATTTTTGAAGCGTGGTTTTCGTTTTGAGCCTGAGCTCATGCGTCATATTGCGCCTCTGAAAAAGGACGTTATCTATGAAATGTTAAATTGGACACGATCTAATACCGTCGATCCCGATACCATCTTGATGGATAATATTGATATTGCATTCCGAGAAATTATTTTGCATGGTGAACAAGCATATAATGACTTGCGGAATTCAATTTTACAACATGTCGATGTTTTACCAAATCGACCTCCAATATTAACCTTCCGTGAATACATGCATGATTTCAAGATTTTGAAACATGGTTTGTATGATCATGGAGAACAAATTTAAATTGGTAAAAGAAAACAACGTTATAGATGTGATCTTCATTTGTTATGAAATTGAAGTGAGAGAAAAACATATGAGTGCTATCTATAATATGTGGGTGGATTATTTAATCTTACTACCAGGATGCCCATTGGCAGTCCCAAA